AGATACAATCTCCAATCGCAAGAAACCATTTACAGTTGACTACACTGGATTTGGTTGGGTACTAATTAAGAAAGGTGTATTTGAGCATCCTGAAATGAAGTATCCTTGGTTTGCTCCACAGATGCAAGTCTTTGATAGTGGAGAAGTTCAAGATATGTGTGGTGAAGACGTATCATTCTGTCTTGATGCAACTAGAAAGTGTGATTTTGAGATCTGGTGTCATCCACAAATCCGAGTAGGACATGAAAAAACAAGAATTATTTGATATTCTTTGCAACGGCAGAAAGATCTACACTAATCTAACAGAAGAAGAAATGTTAGATACTATGCACGATCTTGCAATTGAGTTTTATGAAAAGGGGGTTCCCAAACCCGAGGACATTATGGTAGAATCTAAAAGTATTGAGGAGTAAAAATTATGGCAAAACGTCCATCACTAAATGGTACAAAGATTGAATCTAAACCCAAAAAGACTCGTCAGGGTCGTTCTCAACATACTAAACTATCAGCATCGTCTCGTAACGGTGCTCGCAAACGTTACCGAGGTCAAGGTTAATAAGTAGGAGAGGATTTACCTCTCCTTTTTTTGTATGTATTTTTTAGAACCAATTGAAGAATGGAAAAATATACACCCTGATGACCTATGGATTTATAATAAATTAATTCTATCCACAAAATTGGGATACAAATGTGGTCCTACAGGAGTTCCTGTACCTCAACCAGGTAATTATATCGTCAGACCATCCATGAATCTTCTTGGAATGGGTAGAAATGCACGTATAGAGTGGTTAGAAGAGTCAACTGACCATCTTCATCCAGCAGAATTTTGGTGTGAGATCTTTAAAGGAGAACATTTAAGTATAGATTTTTACAAAAAGGAGGTAAATTTAGCAGTTTTAGGCATAAAAGAAGAAAATCAACCTCTTTATAAGTGGGAAAGATGGAAAAAAACTAAAAGGAAAATCGGATTTCCTCCGATCTTATCTTCATTAATAGGAAATTATGATTGGATTAACTGCGAATTCATCGGAAAAAGACTAATTGAGGTTCATTTTAGAAGAAATCCTGATTTTAGATATGGAAATGAAGTTGCAATTCCTGTTTGGGATGAAAAAAGTACTGAAAATAACAAATATAGATATATTGAAGACGAAGATTACTTAAGAAAAGGTTTTTATATTGATTGATGGGGATAGAAACCCCCTTAAAAGTTCTAGTTCACTAGAAGTTTTAAACATATGACAAACGAACCAAGAGTACTTCAAGAAATTATGAATGATGATATCCCTAAAAAGTCACATTTTTTAAGGGAACAAACTGAAGTTCATGAAAAAATCCGAAATGATGAGGATTATGATGATTGGGAATATGGAACTGAACCGACATATGGTAAACCACAATAAATAAAAATATATTCAAAGTCTAAAAGTGCCAATAGTCCCAGAACAGCAAACATCTAGGTATTTTAAGGATATCAGTTTGTCTTTCAAAAGGCATCCTGTTACGAATGATATTGCTGCAATTACAAATGAAGATGCTATTAAAAGATCTGTCATTAATTTAGTGAGGACTAGAGTAGGAGAGAGATTCTTTAACTCTCTCCTTGGATCAAGAGTTGAAGATATGCTATTTGAATTGGGAACTTTAGATATTGTAGACCCAATTGAAGAAGAAATTAGAAATACAATTAAAAACTTTGAACCAAGGGTCGTATTAAGAGAAGTAAATGTAGAGTTGATACCAGATAGTAATGATATGTTGGTTTCTATCGTTTATGACATCGTTGGACTTCCATTCCCTGCACAAGAGATTACCTTTATATTACAACCAACAAGATACTAATGGCATTTACTCAGTTTACAAATCTAGATTTTGATCTAGTAAAGTCATCAATTAAAGATTACCTTAGGGCAAACAGTACATTTACTGATTTTGATTTTGAAGGTTCTAATCTATCAGTTCTTGTTGATATTCTTGCCTACAATACCTATCTAACTGCCTATAACACCAATATGGTGGCAAATGAGGCATTTATTGATAGTGCGACCCTTAGAGAGAACGTAGTATCCTTAGCAAGGAATATTGGGTTTGTACCCCTTTCAAAAAGAGCAGCAATAGCAAATATATCTTTCAACGTTTCAAATATCACTGGTACTGGAGTAAAGACCGCAACTCTTAAATCTGGTATTGTCTGCACAGGTAATTCAGATAATACTTCATACATTTTTTCCATTCCAGAAGACATTACTGTTGGGGTAAACGACAGTAATGCTTTCTTTAATAATATTGACATTTATCAAGGAGTTTTATTGACAAAAACTTTTACCGTCAATAATTCTCAACCAAATCAAAAATACATTTTACCAAACTCCGATATTGACACGTCTACAATTAGAGTAAAAGTAACATATAACGGAACTACATCAGAATATTCTTATATTGATAATATTATTGGTATTGATAAAAATTCTAGAATTTTTATGATACAAGAAGTATCAGATGAAAAATATGAATTATTTTTTGGTGATGGAATTTTTGGAAAAAAACCAGAAAATGGATCGATAATTACAGTTACTTACATTACCACTGATGGAAAAGGTGGTAATGGTCCATCAAACTTTAGTTTTTCTGGAAATATAGTATCAAATACAAACTCAAATTTAAGTGGAAATGCTAGTATAATTGTTACAAACACTATAGCATCAAATGGAGATGATATTCAATCTGCAGAATCTGTCAGATACTATGCTCCTAGAGTATATTCTTCTCAGTATAGAGCTGTAACTGCAGCAGATTATGAAGCACTTTTGCCATCAGTTTTCCCCAACATAGAATCTGTAACTGCTTATGGTGGAGAGGAATTATCCCCACCTCAATATGGTAACGTTTTCCTGGCAATAAAACCAAAAAATTCAGATTACTTATCACAGTCAACTAAAGATGTAATTCTGAATAAATTAAAGCAATATTCTATTGCCGGAATTAAAGTCAACTTTATTGATATCGAGGTTCTTTATGTCGAAATAGAATCTTCTGTTTACTTTAATTCCAATTTAATTAATTCGGAAAGTGATTTAAAAACTCAAGTAATTAATTCACTAAATTCTTATTCAAACTCCACAGATTTAAATAAGTTTGGGGGAAGATTTAAGTACAGTAAAGTTATTGGATTAATTGATTCTACCAATAATGCTATAACATCAAATATAACAAAAGTTAAAATAAGAAGAAATATAGGAACCGTAAATCAAGCAGCAAATTATTTTATTTGTTTTGAAAATAGATTTTATAGGTCATCTTCTGGATATAACATTAGAACTACTGGATTTAAAATTAAAGATAATCCAAGAACACTTTACTTATCTGATGTTCCTGTAGATAATAATTATGGAAATCTTTTCTTATTTTCATTAGATAAAAATGAAATTAAAGTAGAAGTAAATGCTGTTGGAAAGGTTGATTATACTAATGGAATTGTTAATATAGATAATATAAATGTAGTTTCAACTGAAAAACCAAATAACGTGATTGAAATTGAAGCTACTCCATACTCAAATGATATTATTGCTAAAAAATCAATATATTTAAAATTTGATGTTGGTGCAAGTCAAGTAGAAATACTTAAGGATTTAATATCCTCAGGAGAAAATTCTTCGGGAAGTGTATTTTTACCAGAATCAAGCTATACTATAGACACAAAGATAAGAAACTAAAATGAATCAAGATAAGAAAGTAGTAAAAATTAGTGACATTATTGATAGTCAAATACCAGAATTTATTCTGTCAGAAAATCCAAATTTTTCTGAATTCTTAAAGCAATATTATGTTTCTCAAGAATATCAGGGGTCAACAATTGACCTTGCTGAAAATTTAGTTTCTTATAAAAATATAGATTCTTTTGATTCTATTGGTCTTACTACATCAACTACTTTAACATCTGAGGCATCTTTCTTTGATGATGTAATTAATGTTGCATCAACCTCTGGTTGGCCAAATCAATATGGTTTGCTTCAGATTGATAACGAAATTATCAGTTATACTGGAATTACTTCCACTTCATTCACAGGTTGCATTAGGGGGTTTAGTGGAGTCGAAACTTTATCTGATGAAAATAATCCAGGATTCTTAAAATTTTCATCTAGTGAGGTAGATGAGCATTCTAATGGATCAATTGTAAAAAATCTCAGTAATTTATTCTTACTTGAATTTTTTAGAAAAATTAAGTATCAATTTACTCCAGGATTTGAAAATATTGATTTCGATTCAAGAATTAATGCTCCAAATTTCATAAGTAAAGCAAAAGATTTTTATAAGTCAAAGGGTACAGAAGAAGCATTTAAAATTTTATTCAAAGTTTTGTATGGAGAAAAAGTTGAAGTAATTAAACCAAAAGACTTTGTTGCTACTCCTTCAGACTCAAAATGGATTGTCGTTGAGAGGTTTATAGGACAACTTATAGAGGGCAATCCTAATAATTTAAAGGGTCAGACCTTATACCAAGATAAGAACTCTTCTGGGACCATTTTAGAGGCAAATGGTTCAATATATGAAGTATCTTCATTCTCAAAAAATTACGACCAATATTATAATATTGATATTTTTTCTGGATACTCTAATAACTTAAATCCAAAAGGCTCAATTTTTGGTCAATTTAAAATTACACCAAAAACATATGTAATTAGTGATGTATCTTCGGGCTCAGATACAATTAGAGTAGTATCTACTATTGGGTTCGAACAATCTGGATCCATTATTGTAAATGGAATTACTATAAATTATACTGACAAAACTGACACAGAGTTTATAGGTTGTATTGGAATATCTTCTTCAATTCCAAATGCATCTATTGTTTTTGGAACAAATTATGTCTATTCACAAAAAGCAGACGGTTCAATAGTTAAATTTAGAATTTTAAATACATTATCAAATATTGATTCTAACAATACTAAACTAGCTTCTGAATATGATTTCTTAAAAATTGATAATATTGGAATTACTTCACCTAATGTATTCACAAATTCTTTATCATATAATGTACCAACATCTATAGTTGGTGGAACTGTTTATAATACACTTCCAAGTGAAAAATATGGAATAGATAAAAGTACTGGATTAGTTAGAACAAAATATCCAAACTATCTTAAGAATGGAGATTTTGTAGAGGTTTTTAGTTTAACTACAAACCAAAAAATATATACAGCCACTGTAAGTAACGTTAATAATCAAAGCAATTATTCTTTCAGTATTTCCGACTCATCAAATTTAACAGTAAATCATAGGATTAAATTTAGAAGAGTTGTAAAAACATCAACATCCACTAATTATCCCGATATAAATGGCAGATATTTAATTGATAT